TAGTCCTCTTTTATCATACGATTGTATCATCTTCTTTATAGCCTATATAGTGTGTAACATCAATATCAGCGTTCTCAAGTATTTTTTCTGTTTCTTTACTTATAACTTGTTCACGACCATATACTACCTTAGTTATACCAGCAGCAACTATTGCTCTTGCACAAGCTTCACACGGGTATCTTGTAATGTATATTGTGGCTCCAACTAAAGACTCTGAAGAAGAACAAATGGCATCTATCTCACTGTGTATAGCTCTACAATCTTCAGGATTGCGATGAAGTTTAGAATTCTCACCATACTTTTCTACTCTCATGCAGCCCCTGTACCTACATAGATTAGGTATAGCCTTATTTGCCCCTATACCAAGTATTTTATTGTCTCTCTCAATTATAGCTCCTACCTTCACCTTAGTACATCCAGAATACTCTTCTGCATAGACTCGGGCTATTTTTAGCATCTTGTCGGCTTGCTTATAGATTATTGCTGCAAACATCATTAATTACCTCCTTAAATTTTGATTTTGATATATTCTCATCGGTGTATATACCACCAACAGCTATCATTTGTTGAAGAGGGTGTTTTGGCTTAAACCAGTCTATCTCTATTCCAAACACGTCTTCAGTTAAGGCTACTACATCAATTCCAGTTCCTTCTAAAGCAGGTGCAAATCTCCTACACACCTTAGTTTTTGTGTATTGACAACCTAAACAGCCCCCTACCCTAAATACTTGACCCTCAAAATAGCAAGATATATTATTTTGTATGTTTCTTGTTATCTTGTGTGCTGCACTCATAAATAAAAACCAGCTTTTTTGTCCTTGAGCTTTGGTTTTTGGAGACACTTGTAGATAGTCCTCTAAAGTCAATTTCACAGCTACTAGGTACATATTCTCTCTTTCTTTCAGTTCGCTGAAGAGTTTACACTTAGGAGGGCAACACGGTCTCTGATTATACTTAGCACAAGGCTTATCGTGAATACACCAATTGTTTCGCTCATCCCTATCCAGAGTTTGGTGTTTTAACACAATATCTCTATCAACTTTTTCTATATAGATAGTAACAGGTATTTCAGTTCCCGATGATGTGATTTTATGTGTCCTTATTTTCATCTTATTTGCACCCCCAAATTGTCAAGATTGTTGTATATATCCTCTAAAGTCACATATCCCTGGTCTATACACTCAAACTTAGTGTTGGCTCTGTCTAAGAATCTTTGTAACCTTTTTGCTCCAAAGTCAAATTCATCATGTAGAGCTTCTGTGAGTACCGCTATTACTCTTGATGTGGCATATTGAAGTGTCTCTTTTCTCATTTCTGCAATCTCTTCAGCAATTTGCTCTTTTATGATAGAATCAAGTTGTTCTTGAGATAAGTTGTAAGTTCTAACTTTATCAGTCTTTTTGCGATTTTCTTGCCTTCTCTGCTGTCTATTCAACAGTACTACCCCCTCTAGCAATTGTTCCCTCTATTACATAGACATTAGCTTTGTGTATTCCTGCCTTCAGGGCTTCTTCGTGTGAACTCATGTAAACATCCACCTTCTTTCCTTTTATATTCCCACCAGTATCTTGTGCAATTCTGTATCCCACCCCCTCAATATAAATATATACCCCCAAGGGAATAACATTTGGGTCAACTGCTACTGTTATGCCTTCTGACACTTTCTCACCGCTGCATGTGATTCCATCTGTTTTACCACAGCACTTCTCACATGAACAATAATAAGTTATTGTGAATTCACCCAACAGCCAGTCCTCTTTTTCTTCAGGTTGAACAATTTCTGTGTCTTCTACAGCTAAATTTGTTGTAGTTGTGTGCTCTAGCTGAGTTTTTGTAGTGGCATCTACTTTAAGCAGAGCCAGTATCAAGAATAAGAATATCCATGCTAGAACTGTTAATTTTGCTCTTGTTGACATATTGTTTGTACCCCCCTTAAATTAATCAGGGGCAGCTCTAGGCTGCCGCCTGTAGTTCTTTGAGTGCGTAATAGTATTTTCCTGAGTCTTTAACATTCAGTGTTCTTATTGTGTCCTTGTCCATACCCTTCAATACTGCTATCTTTAATATATGTTTAAGGTCAAGTCCAGCTGCCTCTAGTTTAGTTACGCTGATTATCATTCTGTAGGAGAATGTAGCTCTGATGCCGTTGTTCTTACAAAATTCTCTGAGTGAGCGTGTGAAGTTTACAAGCTGTGTGTTTCCTTTAGCTAGGGAAAGTTCAATGTTTCTGTCATAATCAAACTCTATTTCTACAAATCTGTCTAGTGTGGCTGAGTCAAGTACCAATCTGCCTGTGTAGAGTTCATTTGCTCCTGAGCCTGATGTATTTCCTGCTGCTACAACTCTGAAATCTGGGTGAGCATCTAGTCTACCTGTAGGGAATTCAAAGTATTTGTTTGCTATTGCTGCGTTTAGGAGAACAAGAACTTCTGGTATACTAGCATCTAATTCATCCAGGAAGAACAACCCTCCATTTTTGAATGCTTTGTAAAATTCTGTTTCATGATATGTACCGCCTGCGTCTATGAATCCTGTTATTTTATATTCTTGTTGTATGCTATTGGTGAAGTAAAATGTCAAGTTTAAGTCTTTAGCTATCTCCTGAAGAGTGAAGTTCTTTCCTGTTCCTGCTTCTCCTACCAAGTAAACTGGGATGTCAGCTTTTATACAAGTCTTTATCACGTCATATTGATAGTGTTTTACTATGGTGTTATCAGATTTTGGTTGTTCTACTTTGGATTCTACTTTCTTTGATGTTCCAAAATCAACTTCAATCTTTGTTTTTTTAGTTCCAGCTGCTCTGCTGTTACCCTCCATGTCTTCAGATAACTTTTTCTTCTTCTCTAGTTCAAATATATTTGTAACTCTGCCTGCTTGAACTGAGTTTAGGAAGTTCTCTATTATGTATCTGGTATTATTGAAGTAGAAGTAGCCTGAGTTGTTGTTATTTAAGTAGTATGCTCTTATGTAAGTCTTGCCCTTCTTTGTTATTTCGCAGAAAGTATTGTCTACTCTGATTATATTGTCAAATCCTCCAGTCATTGGGTTGGTTGTGATTGTTATAGTTTTCATCTTTTTACCTCCCTGTTTTGTTTCCGTTCAATTTTATAAGCTTAATTCTTATTATAAAGCTATATCTCTAAAAAGTAAAGACTTATTTTTAAGAAATTAAAAGGGGCTTAAAGCCCCAGTGATTTCACGTATTCCTCCACGTCAGCTATATTACTTGGTAATAAATATTCGTTCTTATTTAATATAGTCTTTAAAGATACTTCTGAAGGGTAACCATAAAATGATGACCATGTTGAGCTATATCCTTCTATATCCTGATTCTTCTCTACCCAGTCAAACCCTATTCTGCGGAGCATCGCTGTATGTACCAGGGGGAATGCCATCTTGCTGAGTGAGAATCTTTCATCAGGCTTCTTTATTGTAACTTTGAGCACTATGGATTCTTTAAAATCTCTGCTTTGACTCTCTGAAGCATCAGCTGTTGAAAACACCATATTCATTTTCACTCTGTATCCCCTGCTCTCAAGAGCTTGTATTACTTGAAGAGCTTTTATGCCTTGTTCTTCTATTCTGGCTTGACCCCACATAGCACTGTAGCTCATGCTTTTGTTGAGGATTATGATTTTTTGTTTTTGTACTTGTGGTTTCCTGTCTATCATGTTTGTGGGTATACCCTGTAAGTATCTTGGTACGCTGGCTTGGTGACCTACTGTGCTGTATGCTGGTCTTGAATTCTTTACTGTAGAAGGTACTGTTGATACTGGAACTCTCTTTGTTAACTTCTCTGCTGCTGGTGTCCATCCTTTTAAGAGCAGATTACGGGCTTCTTCATATGTGCTTGTACCTGACCATTCGTTATAGTCATATTTTCTACTGCTAAGAAAGGAGTATTTGCCTTTGAAGTTCTTACCAAGAGGGGCTTTGTCTAAGTAGTTTAACAATGAGCTTATATCTTGAAATTCTTGTATTTTTATTGTGCCAGACTTGTAGTTAACTTGTTTCATAATCTTACCTCCTAGATTTTATGGAAGGGGCTTGTGACCTTCCTGCCGCATTACCAGCCCTTGTGGGGCTGTCACTCTGCTAGTATATTGTTTTACCTAAAGTCTTGATTTCGTGTAAGCACTGTTGTTGTGCTGGGCATCTCCTACAAGTTTCACACCACTTAACTATTTTGTAGCTCATATACCTGTCTTGTAGTTCACTATTGGTGTAGATGTTACCATCTGTGCTTCTCCATGTTGTGTAGTATCTTCCCTCCACCCTGTGGCTCTGAACTATGGTACAAACTGAGTCATAATTCCAATTATTATTCATTTATCTTACCTCCTCTATTTGTCGGGGTTGTGACCGACTTCCCGCATTACCTGGGGTTGCCCCCAGTCACTCTGCGTTTCCCAGTTCTACATTCAGCCACTCTATTGTTCCTGCTAGGGTCTTGCTTGCTGTACTTCCTGAGTGTATGTTGTATTCGTATGTTCCATTTTTGTATTCTCTTACTGTGAACAATTGACCTTCCTTTACTATTCTGTACCTAGGATGCTTTATGTTAAGCTCATCTGTTACTGTCTCTGTTGACTCATACATTGTTATTCCAAAGTTCCTTACTCTTTTGAACTCTACCACTTTTGTGACCTCCTTGTAATTTCTTATCTTAATTCTATTATAAAGGATAGTTCTACAAAAGTAAAGAACTATTTTATAAAATTTTTGTAAATTTTCAAAATATTTTTGTGAGTTCTTGTATGAGGTTTTTACGAATTTTGGGAAAATTTATGTGTTGGGGCAGTGCGGGTTGGAGGTGATTTTTGTTTAGACAAAAGATTTTGAGTATTGTTAATAGATTTATTGTTAAAAATAAAAACAAAATTTGATGTGTTCTTGTTTGTCTAGTTGTAAAATAGGAGATGGGGAAATAGAAAAGAGGGCTACTTGCCCTCAAATTCTATTTTGTTAGCATACTTTTTATTTTTAGCATTCACCTGGGTGAGAGTCTTTTTATCGAACTTTAAAATGTCTTTAGCAGTCTGAATCTCTATTATGGTCTTAGTTTCCTTATGAATCGGGAAATACCCTATCGGCATTCCAGTAAAAGCTTTTAGCAGGACTTTGTTTTCATCTGAGTGAGTTAAGGTACATACTGGGGATAAGGGGCAGCTCATACATTTTGGTGAGGGGGTTATGTCTTTAAATACTGAAGACACCAGATTTACTTCCTTAGATACGCTAAACTCTACCTGTCCACCACATAAAGTTTTTTCTAACATATTAAATACCTCCAAAAAATTTTATTTTTGTTGTTAGTATCATTATAGATGAGGAGAGTTGTGAAAGTAAAGAACAATTGTTCGATAAAATTCGATATATAAATAAGGAATAATAATAGATAAAATATAAAAATAATAGATAAAAAGCCGAATTTTAGAAAAAAGAGTACATAAATAAGAAAAGTAGCTACAAGTAGGGGGGTGAATTTTATTTACAATGTTGGGTGAGATAAAAGTAAGAGAAACGGAGAAAACGAGAGATTGAACCATCATTAGACCGATATAAAAATTTGTTAAACGGCAGAATTTGCGGGAAAAGACAACGAAAATCGCAAAAACGTGGATGTCCTAGAAAAAGGAAGTATAAAATTTTAAGGTAATCTTGTGACTAAAAATCGTCGGTGAGACAAGAGGAATTTTAAAAAATCGTCGGAAATTATGGGAGAGAGTTTAAAAAATCGGCGAAAATTACAAGGAAAAAGTAAAAAATCGTCGGGAGAAAATCGTGGTCTGTTGTTGGAAGTAGACAAGTTTTAATGTATTTTCCGACTTTTTTTAATTATTTTATTATAAAATAAAAAATAAATATATAGAGAAAGAGAGATATATTATTATATATATTAAAGAAATACGGGGAAAAAATCGGCTTTTTCGGTAGGTGTAGCGGCAGAACCAAGTTGTTGTAAAAAGTTATTGGGAGCGAACTTGTAAAACGAAGTAAATTTCCTTGTAAAAAAGAGACGATTTTTACGATTTTTAGGGGTATAACTTGAAATAAAAAAGTCACTGACTTGGGGTGAAAAGACGATTTTTATAAATAAAAGCCGATTTTTATATATTTTATTTTATCTTTAAGAAGATATATTTATCTTTAAGAAGATAGTAGATATTCAGAACTCAGCATAGTATAATAGAGTTAAGTACAAGATGAAATTGTATTTTATGGGGGGTGATATGTAGTGGCAAGAAAAGGAGGCAATCCAGAACTTGGAGAACTGAGAAAAGACTATTGGAGCAATAGGGTAAAGCCTAAATTGGAATTGATCGAAGGTTGGGCAAGGGCTGGATTTACAGATAAAGACATATATACAAATTTGGGTATCGGTGAAACTACTTGGTATGACTTCTTGAACACACATCGAGAACTCAGGGATGCTGTTGATGTTGGAAGACATCACGCTGAGATAATAGCAGAGAATTCATTGTTTAAGAAGGTTACAGGGTATAGCTACAAAGAAGTATACAAGCAGAGAGTTAAAGTATATGATGAAGATGGAGAATGGACAGGTCAATATGAAATGGCTACTGTAAAAAGTGTATTGAAACACGTACCCCCTGATACAAATGCAGCGGTATATTGGTTAGAACATAGAGCACCCAACAGATGGCAGAGGAATCCACTTCCAGGAATTGATGTTGATGAGGTTAATAACACGATCAAGAGTTTGGCTGACTTATTGTGTAGGGCAGTACCAGAACGCAAGATTGGTGATGAAGAACTATGATTGAATATGCACCATTTGATGTAAAACAAGTTGGGTATTTGAAAAGAACGTTTGATTGCTGGCTTAACGTTACAGAGGGTGGTAAGAGAGCAGGCAAGAATATCCTTAATACAATAGCTTTTGCCGAGAACTTGGAGACACACCCAGACAAGATACATTTAGCAGGTGGGGTAACAAAGGCTGCAGTCAAAATGAATATAATAGATAGTAATGGATTCGGGTTAGAACACTACTTTGCAGGCAGATGCTTCTCAGGGCAATATAACAAGATGGATTGTTTGTATATAGCAACAAAGACAGGAGACAAGGTTGTTATAATTGCTGGGGGTAAAGACAGTGATGATTACAGATCAATCAAGGGTAACACTTATGGGAGTGTATATGTTACAGAAGCTAATGAGTGTCACCAAAGTTACATACAAGAAGTATTCGACAGGACATTAAGCAGTAATAGAAGAAGGTTGTTCTTTGATTTGAACCCTAAGCCACCAAGACACTGGTTCTATGCAGACATACTTGACTACCAAGATGAACTTAAAAGAATGGGTCAGAATCCAGGATACAACTATGAACATCTAACTGTATGGAACAACTTGAGCATATCGAATGAACGATTGAGAGAAGTGCTAGCAACATATGATAAGACATCTATGTGGTATCAAGCAGATATATTAGGAAAAAGGACAGCTGGCACAGGTAGAATATATACAGGGTACAAGTACAGTGATATAGCGATTAAGCCTAAATCAATAAGAGATTTAAAATTTTCACAGTTCTCTATTGGGGTAGATATTGGAGGTACGGATGCTACAGTAGCAACACTTACAGGATTTACAAAAGGCTTTGAGAATGTCATTCTGTGTGATGGGTATTACCACAAACAAGGTAAGGAAAGCGGAAAAACACACGATATTTACGCCAAAGAAATAGTAGACAAAGTAGAAGGTTGGATTGAACAATACCCTCTTGTGAAGGCTGCGGCAGTCTTTGCTGAGAGTGCTGATAAATTATTCAGACAGGCATTAGCTAATGAGCTGAAACGCAGAAAACTGTATGGGCTGAGAGTCACGCCTGCATACAAGAAAGAGGGTATTGTTGATAGAATAAGAATGCAGAACATACTTATTAACCAAGGCAGATTTAGAATAGCATCTCATATGAAATCATGGTTCAATGCTTATGAAAATGCTACATGGGATGATGAAGAATATGAGAAGGGTAATTGGGTTAGAGTTGATGATGGGAGTTATCCTGTAGACTGTTTGGACAGTAGTGAATACTCAACTCAACCCTATAAGCCACTATTAATTAAGGAGGGGATGTGATTATGGAGGAATTGGATTGGAAAATAGCAGCTAAACACCTCAAAAAGATTATATCTTCTTGCAGAGATAGCAGCATAGACACCTACTTTCAAAGAAGAGAAATTAATACTTTAAGAGACAGATACAACAAGAAAGAAAGAACAAGAGACTTGTACAACGCCATAATGACTTTGCGGGAGGTATAGGCTATGCTTAATGGATTAAAAGGAATGTTAATAAAATGGTTGGGCATTATGCCTACAGAAAACCCTGTAAGCATTGTGGTGCGTGAGATTACTACCAGAGAGGTCAATACACTAAAGAATCAGCTGTGGTACAGGGGTGACCCTGTAGAACTTGAACAATTTTACAAACAAGCTGCTTCTTTAGATTCAGTCAGCGGTGTAAGTGCTACAAGATTTTGGGCTGCTTCTTCAAAGAATGGAGCTGAAATCAGAAAGATACACAGCGGATTGCCCAGAATGATTGCGGATAAACTTGCTGGTATTGTTACTGAGGACATGAATGAACCAAATATGGAGCAAGCTATAAAAGATAGGTGGGAATCTGTAACAAAAGAATATTTTGATGAGCTTCTGGATATAGCAGTGGCTGCTACCTTATCTGAAGGTGATGGAGCATTCAAGATATGTGTTGACCCAACTATAAGCGACAAACCTATCATAGAGTTTTTTGCTGGTAATAAGGTAGATTTTGTGTATAAACGAGGTATTTTGATTGAAATAATCTTTTATACTGACTATTGGAAACAATCAAAACACTTTAAGTTAGCAGAACATTACGGTAAAGGTTATGTTAGATACAAACTTGTGGATGACTTGAATAGTGAATACCCTTTAGATACTTTAGAAGAAACGATGGAACTTGTAGATGTAGCTTTTGAGGGAGATTTCATGATGGCTGTTCCTCTTAAAATATATCCAAGTGCTAAGTGGGGAGACAGGGGTGAGAGCATATTTGAGGGTAAAGGCGATATGTTCGATGCTTTGGATGAGTGTGTATCTACTTGGATGGATGCTATTAGAGGGGGCAGAGTAAAACAATATATTCCTGATGACTTAGTACCAAGAAATGAAGATACAGGACAGATGTTGAAGCCTGATGTGTTTAATCCATTTTATGTTAAGGGTACAAATTTGGCTGAAGATTCTGAAAACAAGATAGAAGTAATACAGGGTCAAATAGAGTATGAGGGCTATCTAAACACATACATTACTCTGTTAGACTGCTGTCTACAAGGGCTGATTTCACCTTCTACTCTAGGTATTGATGTTAAAAAGTTAGATAATGCGGAATCTCAAAGGGAAAAAGAGAAAACTACATTATACACAAGAGACAAAATAATTGGTTCTTTAGCTAAAGTATTACCTAAATTAGTGGAAGCAGTATTGAAGACAGAAGATACAATAAATGGCAAGATGCCTCCTGAAGTTTATGAAAGCACTTTTGAGTGGGGGCAATATGCTAATCCAAGTTTTGAAGCTATTGTTGAAACAGTGGGTAAAGCCAAGACTTATGGAATCATGTCTATAGAAAGATGTGTAGAAGAGTTATATGGTGATACAATGACTGAAGAAGACAAGGCTGAAGAAGTGTTAAGGCTTAAACAAGAATCTACTCTTGGGGTAGACATAGAACAACCAGCAGTCAATGACGAATTGAATGTAGGTGAGGTAAATGCCGTATAATATCAACCAAATATTCGCTGATATGGAGCAAGAGCTAATTGAGAGTTACAAAAGGAACATGGCTAAACACTCACAGCAAGAACTCAAGGAAGGGTTCAAATGGGAGATGTGGCAAGCTCAAAAGCTCAAAGACTTAAAAGAATATAGAAAAGAAGCTAAAATCATTATAGACAAGCACAGTAAGAGAGCAAAAGAAGAATCTACAGGTGAACTCTGGAGTAGTTTTAGTAAGGGTGTAAATACTGTAGATGCTGTAACAAAAAGTATACGCAAGACAGTTGCTGATGATAGCTTTTTTAGGATGAACAGGTTGAAAGTTAATTCTCTTGTAGATGCTGTAAATAATGACTTTGGTGTAGCTAATGTAGCAGCTCTTAGACTGGTTGATGATAAATACAGACAAGTAATATTTAAGAGTCAATTGATGTATGCTGCTGGTGCTAAGACATTACCGCAAGCTATAGACATGGCAGCTAATGATTTCTTACATGCAGGCATAAATTGTATACAGTACAAGAACGGCGCTAAAGTCAATATAGCAAGCTACTGCGAAGCAACTTTGAGGGCATCATCAAAAAAGTCTTACTTGACTGGTGAGGGTAGCAGGATGGCTGATATGGGACTGTCTCTTGTACAAGTAACTTCTTATGGGGGGTGTTCCGATACTTGTTTACCTTGGCAGGGCAAAGTTTATGTTGATGACGTATATGCTGGAGGAAACCCAGATGGCAAGCACCCACTTTTATCTACAGCAATGGCTGAAGGGTTATATCACCCAAATTGCCGACACACTCATGGCCCATGGTTTGAGGGTATATCCTATGAGCCCGTAGAACTAGATAGAGAGAAGATAAGAGCCACGTATTTAGCTGAGCAGAGACAACACGAAATTGAAAGAAAGATACGTGAGTGGAAGAGAGTTCAGGAAGGCAGTATAGACCCTTTAAATCAGCAAAGAGCTGGCTTAAAAGTGAAAGCATGGCAGAATGAGATGAGAACACACTTAGAGAAGAATTCATTCCTGAGTAGAAAGCCCTACAGGGAGAAAACATATGGAATACCCTATAAGCCAGACAAGTTTGAGGTTAAGGTAGTTTCTGCTAAGAGAGTAGATGAGACATTCCATGAAGACTGGTCAAAAGGGTTAGTTGGGGATGAAATAACATCCTTATATAAATACTCAGGTGGTGAGTACGAGGATATTAACAATTATCTAAGAGGGGTAGACAAAAAGCCTAGTCAAGAGATTAAGAAATATGCTGAAAATGCTGTATCTGCTTTAAACAAGGCAAGCTTACATGAAGACATGTCTTTGACAAGAGGTACAAGCAAAGAAGCTCTACAAAAGCTCATAGGAAAAGATGTAGACAAGCTTATAAAGAAAAGAGATTATAGCAGTTTAATAGTTAGTGATAAAGGCATAATGTCCACTACAAAAGATATAAACACCAGTAAGGATTATTCTGACAAGGTACACATGGAAATATTTTTACACAAAGGGACTAAGGCTGGTGACATATCTGATTTGTTAAAAACAGATGGGAGTGAAATTGCTATAGCCCCTGGAGTTAATTTTAGAATTGTATCCTTGAGAAAAAATAGAGATGGTGACATATTGGTTTCACTTAGAACAATACCAAAGAGATAGCTGACGAGCTATAAACGGAATAAGCCAACAGGCTATAAATGGAGGTAAAGAGAATGTATAATCAAGAACTCAATAGTGAGGAATTTGAAATGAACCTTCAGCTGTTTGCTGAAGAGGGAACTGGCGGAGAAGAACAAAATGGTGGCTCTGGCGAAGGAAATAAGGATGAGTCAGGTAAAGAGTCAGGCAGTGGAAATAAGAGTGAAGAAGGCACAAAAAACGAACCTGAAAAGAAATTTACTCAATCTGATATGGACAGGGCTATCAAAGACAGACTAGCCAGGGAAAAAAAGAACTTTGAAAAGAGATTAGATGAACTTAAAAAGCAGTTCACCGCTGGGGGTGACGGTGAGGGTAATGCCAATGCTGAAGCTCAACAGTCTAATGAAGAAGTTCTGAAGGCTCAACAGGCACTTCAAGTAGCTAACAAAAGACTTATAGATGCATCTGCTATAACAGAAGCTATTAAGTTGGGAGTTGACCCAAAATATACTGCTGATGTGGTAAGATTAGCTGATTTGAGTAAAGTTGAAGTAAAAAAAGATGGGACTTTTGATACAGGGGCTATTGCCAAAGCTATCAATGAAGTCATAGAAAGAGTGCCTGTGTTTAAGGCATCTACTGAAAACAAACAAGGTGGTTTTAAAGTAGGTGGAGAGGGTCAGAAACAACAGAATAGCAACAATGGTTGGAACAAGCAAGAATCAGGACAACAGAAAAGATGGAACAAATTTAGATAATAGGAGGGGGAAATATTAATGCCAAATGTAATAAACTATGCTGAACAGTGGTCAAGAGAACTGTTACAAACAATAATTCAGGGAACAATTTGTTCTCCGTTCATCACTGACAATGTGAGATGGTTAAATGCCAAAACTTTCCATTTCACCCAAATGGTAACTTCTGGCTATAAGAATCATAGCAGAACTGGTGGCTGGAACAGGGGTGCAGTAACTCAAGCTGATATCCCATATACTCTATATCACGATAGAGATATTGAATTCTTAGTAGACAAGGCTGATGTGGATGAATCCAATCAGACAGCTACTATACAAAATATCTCTTCCAAATTCGTTGAGCTTCAAGCAAACCCTGAAATGGATGCTGAATTCTTCAGTAAGGTTGCTAAGATTGCAGGAGAAAATGATCTGTTGACTTCTACAGCAAGAAGCTCTTACACTGTAGATAATGTATTTACAAGACTTAAAGCCATGATGAAGGCTGGAAAGCTCAGAGTTTATAGACAGAGGGGTTCTCTTGTTGCCTATGTATGCTCTGATATCATGGACTTATTAGAAAGAAGTAAAGAGTTCACAAGAAAGATTGAAATGACTCAAGTTGCTGACGGCGGCATGGGTATTGAGACAAGAGTTACAGAGATTGATGGCGTACCCTTGTTTGAAGTTGCCGATGATGAGAGATTTTACAATGACTTTGATTTCTCTTCTGCTGATGGTGGATTCGTACCAGCAGATGGAGCACAGAAAATCAACGTGTTGTTTGCTTCTGTAGAGATGGTGAAGAAAGTACCAAAGATTAGTTCTATATACTTCTTTGCACCAGGACAACACACAGAAGGAGATGGATACTTGTATCAGAACAGAGCGTACTCTGGTACATTCATATTTCCTAATGGAAAAGACAACAAGATAGACAGTATATTTGTAGATGTAGATGCTTCAAGCACAACTCTTACAGTAGCATCCGTGGCAGGTACGGAAATTGGAGATTCCAAGATAACTGTAACTGAAGCTCTGTTAGATGAGACTAATGTATTCAAATATAAAGCAGCTGCTGTAGCACCTGTAATTCCTGCAGTTGGAACTAAACTTGGAACAGGCTGGATTACTTTGGAATCTGGTAAAGACATAACTGTGACAAATGGCCATAAATTAGTAGTTGTTGAAGTTGGTGCTAATGGCATCATAGACAGAACTGTGGCTGAGGCTGTTACTGTAGTTAGCAAGACTGAATAAGAAAAGGGGTTGAGTCAAGTGAGCTATGTAGATTCTGTCTATTACAAAGAAACCTATAGGGGTAACACAATCCCTGATGCTGAACTTGACTCATATCTACAAAAAGCATCTGACCAAATAGATATAGCAACATATTTTAGAATACAACAGCTTGGGAGTTTAACTGAATTCCAACAAAAACAAATAAAGACTGCGGTTTGCTCCCAAGCTGATTCTCTGTATGAATATCAAGGTATTCCAGATGGGGTAAAGAGTTATAGTCTTGATGGTATGTCAGTTACATTAGGAGATTCAACAGAAAGCATATCTAGCAAAGCTGTGGCATATTTAAGGTCAACAGGGCTTTTGTATAGGGGGTTGTAATATGAAATTTCCGTATTTTAAAAAGTGGGATACAACTCCTGTAACAGTTGAAATAACTGATGGAATTACAGAATATGGAGAAGACAATGTTGTATTCTTATATGGGGGTTTATGTAGATATAGTGAAAAGTTAAAAACCATAAGAACAGCAGATGGGCAACTAATAACTCTAAATGGTGTACTGACAATAGGGCAGGATATAGCCCCACATATTCCTTGCTTATCAGGTAGGGTAACAGTAAACAATAAGACTTGGAATATTTATAGTGGGTCAAGACCACGCAATCCAGATGGCACTGTTAGTTACACACGATTGGAGCTGATGTAGTGAAAGCTACTGTCACTATGAACAAGCAGGCAATTAAAGCTCTATCTAAAGCTCAATCACAAGCTATTGTAAATACAGCCCAGCAGATGCTTAATGAGCAAAGAAATGATTTTGTATTTCCTTTTGACACAGGGAATTTGCAGAATGAATCAACATATGTTGATGACTCTAAAGCAGCTAAAGGTAAAGTCAGTATAGTTTCAGATATGCCATATGCCCGCAGGTTATACTATCACCCAGAATATAACTTTAACACAAGCAAGAATCCAAATGCGCGCGGAGAATGGTGGGCTGAATGGTTAGAGGGTGCTAAAAAATCCAGACCAAGTTATCTCTTTAAAGAATTCTATAGGAGATTGACAGGGGGTTATGTGAAATGATGACTACTACAGACTTTAAAAACTATCTCAAACAAGAGTTCCCTGAGATTAAGTTCTATGTTGGAACCATCAATAAAAATGATGACAAGTGTGTTGGGGTATATCCTAGAGGGAATGTGCCCCCAAATATAGCTCTTGGTGGAGTAGAAAATACATCTTATTCAAAACTTCCTGTTACTCTTATTGTTCACTGGACACAAAATTCTAGTCTGTGCGAAGACACAGCCAATAGTATTTATGCAAGATTATTTGGGGCTTCAGGCATAATTGTTGAGGATATAAGGGTTATATCAATTGAGATGTTGGATTCTGCCCCCATAAGCTTAGGCAGAGATGAAAACTCAATATGTGAAATGACAATACGATTGAATATAATATATGAAAGGTAGGGATGACAATGCCAGCAGCAACAGGTGTATTTCCAGTACACAATAACAAATTCAAAATTGGCTTAAACGGTAGAGAATCTGTAGAGCCAACTGACATGGTTGTTATAAAAGACTTAGAGACTTTTGACCCAGGCATTGATGCTAACACAGAAGAATGGACACCCATGGATACTGAAGGCTGGATTAGGAGGGCTGTAACAGGCAAAGGGTTGACTTTCAGCTTCACAGGTAAAAGACAATATGGTGACCCAGGCAATGACTATATTGCAGGACTTTTGTTGGGCACAGGACAGGCAGTAGAATCCAAATTTGAGTGGGAATTTCCTAGTGGTGCCAAGTTAGCTATGAATTGCGTAATTAACTTGACTAAGCCAGCAGGGGGAGATTCCACAAACATAGACAGCTTAGAATTTGAAGTCCTGTCTGATGGACTTCCAACATTTACGCCAGCTGTTTAATCAGCTGGCTTTTCCCTAAAAAATACAAATAGGAGGGTTAATATGTCTAAAGTAATAAATATCACAGACAAATTAAGTAAAGATAAACCAACACTTGTGGTTGGTGACAAAGAGTATGAAGTCAATGACTCAATGGAAGTTGTCCTCAAGTTTGAAGAATTAGCATCAGAATTGACTATTGAGAATATGGAAAAAGCTATTACCTTGGCATTAGGCAAAGATGCTGTGAAAGACATGAAAATTCTAAAGATGAGTTTACAGAATTTTAAAGTATACATGATAGCTATACTTGCTGCTATGCAAGATATATCTTATGAGGAAGCAGAGGCACGATTTCCAAAATAAGCATGATTCCCGTGATTATTATGATTTACGGGAGGATTGGGGCTTGGTTGAGGCAAGCATAGCAAAACAGTATGGAATAAGAATAAGACAACATACAGATATGTCATGGCCTGAATTTTGTACTTTAGTTAGCGGACTTATGCCAGATACACCTCTAGGACAAATAGTAAGCATTAGAGCTGAGATTGACTCAAAAGTAATAAAGAACTTTAATTCAGACCAAAAAAAGATATACAATGACTGGAGACTAAGACAAGCAAATAAGCAACTTGAAGACACTAATAAGCTGGACAAAGACATAGCAAACCTAGAAAAAATGTTTGCATCTATGTTTGGAAATAAGGGGGTGAAAGAATGAGTGATAGTGTTGGACGAATTGGTTTAGACTTAGGGGTTAATTATAGTAGTTTTAAGAAAGAGCTCAATACAATGCCTAATAGAATAGCCCCTATGCTACAATCGCCTTTGAAGAAGCTTGGTATGCTTACAGCAGCAGCTTTTAGCTTGAAAGCTCTATTCAATTTTGGCAAAGGTGCTTTGGATTTGGCATCAGACCTTACAGAAGTTCAGAACGTGGTTGATGTTACTTTTGGGGGTATGGCCCAAAACATTAATGACTTTTCTAAAAATGCTCTACAATCCCTGGGACTATCAGAGCTTTCAGCTAAAAGATTTACCTCAACTATGGGAGCTATGCTAAAGAGTTCAAATTTAGCAGGACAACAAATGTTAACTATGTCTAAAGACTTGACTGCTTTGGCTGCTGATATGGCTTCTTTCTACAATTTAGATGCTAATGTTGCTTTTGACAAGATAAGGTCAGGTGTGTCTGGTATGACAGAACCACTAAAACAACTTGGCATAAACATGAACATAGCAAATGTAGAAGCTTATGCCTTATCAAAAGGTATAAAAAAGAGCTTTGATAAAATGTCTCAAGCTGAGCAAACTTTGTGGAGATATAAATATTTGATGGAAGTTACTAAGGATGCTCAGGGGGATTTTGCAAGAACTTCACATACTTGGGCAAACCAAGTAAAGCTTATGAGAGAACAATGGAGTATTTTCACGGGCACAATGGGTCAAGGCTTTATCAATCTGCTAACCCCAATTCTTAGGGGGCTTAACGCATTAATTCAAAAGCTTCAGATAGCTGCCCAATACTTTAAGGCTTTTACTGAATTGGTATTTGGTGCTCAAGAATCTGCTTCTGGAACAACTGATGCTGTATCTGATATGAATTCTTCTCTTGGTGATGCAGGAAATGCTGTTAAAAAAGCAGGAAAAGAAGCAAAAAATTCTTTAGCAGGGTTTGATCAATTAAACACCCTAACAAAACAAACTGCTGACTCTTTAAGTGGCATAGAGGATAGTGCTGAGGGGAATATAGACTTAGGGACAGCTGCGTCCGGTAAAATAGATTTAGAGGTAGATACTTCATCCTTAGAGACTTTAAAATTACTGCTAGAGCCACTAGCTCAAATAAGTTTAGAGCCATTAAGACAATCTTTAAGCAACTTAAAAACAGCAATTGAACCTTTTACACAAAACTTATTTAGTGGGCTTCAGTGGTTCATGCAGGAAGTTCTAACCCCACTATCTACATGGGCTATGCAAGAAGCAATACCCGCATTCTTGAATTTATTGGCAGGTGCTTTTAGTGTATTAAACCCTTTGATTGATGCCTTTAAACCTTTAGCTTTGTTTTTGTGGAATGAGTTCTTACAACCAATAGCAAAGTGGACTGGTGGTGTCATAATAGACACTTTAAACAGTCTTGCAGATATTCTTGGTAAAATTGGAGATTGGATGAGTAATAATCTTGATCTAGTTAGAAATATTGCTATAGCAGTTGGGGCATTCTTCTTGGCTTGGAAGTTAACAGAAGTAATGGCTTTTATACAGATGAGTGGGGGTATTGTTGGAGCTTTGACAGCTATAAAAACAGCTTTAGCAGGAGCAACTTTAGCCAAACTGGCTGATAAAGCTGAGACTATAGCTCTATCGTTATTATATGCTAAAGATTTTGTAATGTCTATTGTAGCAGGCACAAAAGCACTATTAGCTCAAGCTCTTCAATGGAGTGCTAATACCCTTGCGATGATAGCTAATAAAATTGCTATGGCAGCATCTACAATAGCTCAATGGGCTATGACTGCGGCTACAACAGCATGGAATACCATATGTGGTATAGCTACAACAGTTACAACAGCTTTTGGTACAGCAGTAGCTTTTTTAACATCTCCCATTGGTTTGGTTATATTGGCAATAGCAGCTTTAGTTGCGGGAGTTATAATTCTCATCAAGAATTGGGATAAAGTAAAAGAAGCAGGGTCAAAGGCATGGGAAGGAATAAAAGATGCTTGGCAACAAGCAAAATCATGGTTTTCTTCAAACGTGATTTCTCCGCTATCTAGTGCCTTTAAAGGTCTATTTAACTCAATAATAGATGGTATGAATTGGGTTATAAGAGGACTAAACAAACTCAAGATTAAAATACCTGATTGGGTTCCAGGATTTGGTGGAGAATCATGGGGTATAGACATTAAACAGATACCAAGATTGGCAAATGGCGGCTTAGTATCATCACCCACTTTAGCTATGGTAGGAGACAATAAGAATGCAAGGCAAGACCCAGAAGTTGTTGCTCCTTTGTCTAAATTGCAAGACATAATGGGTATGACTAATCAGTCAGTTATAGATGTTTTATTACTGATTTTAGAAGCTATAAAAGCAAAAGATACACAAATGCTATTAAAAATAGGGGAAACAGAATTTGGGCAAACTGCTATTAAAGCCATAAACTCAGAACAAAGACGTGTGGGAAAAACACTATTAATTGTGTAGGGGGTATGAAGAATGATACTTAAAATAGATGGGATAGAAATAGCGTCACCTTCACAATTTGAAGTAATTCCGCTTGACATAGATAATGGTGAAACTACTGTAAGAACAATGGACGGAACTTTACACAGAGATAGAATAGCAGTAAAAAGGCAAGTGAATATGGCTTGGGGCTTGCTATCATGGGAGGAAATATCAGCGATACTTCAGGCAATGGCTGGAGTGTTCTTTGAACTATATTATCCTGACCCAATAACAGGAAAATATGAAACTAAAACTTTTTATGTGGGCAATAGACCTGCTACCGTAGCGGTGTCCACACCGCAGGGAATAAAGTGGTCGGGGTTAAAAGTAACGTTAACAGAGAGGTAGGTGATTAAATGTACCCAGTAAATGATGATTTTATAGCAGAATCCCTTAAAAAAGATAGAGAACTACAGGCAAAGATAGTTATAGGTGGCACTAAAGTATTTGATGATACTTCTATTGTTGGGTTTTCAATAGTGGATTCTATCACAAGTAAAGATGACTTTATTCTGGGTGAAGCTGTTTCTTCAAAGTTAACAGCATCAATTCGTACAAAAATACTTTTATCTGATGGTGAAAAAATTGAACCATTTTTAAGATTTAAAACTGCCACAGGGTTTACTGATTATATACCTTTAGGGGTATTTACTATAGATAGTAGAGTTAATAAGAACAATGTATGGGATATAGTGGCATATGATGATTTAACAGCACTATTAATACCATATGAATCAGAGCTTGAATTCCCAGCAACTATGGTTGATGTAATGAATGAAATCAAAACCCAGACAGGCTTGATATTTGATAATACTATACAAATTAATCCTGAATACACTATAGCCTACAACAACAATACTGATGCCCCCACAATAAGAGATGTAATTAGATGGATTGCTGGTGTGCATTTATGTTCTACCCGCATGACAAAAGATGGCAAACTTTCTTGGGTAAAATTTACCCCAAGTCCTTCTGTGACAACAGACATTCCACGTTCTTTATATTTTAAGCTTGATAAACTGAACGAAATTAGAACGATAACAAAAGTTATTGTAACCAATAGTACAGAAGGTGAAGTGGTTTATACAGAAAAAGGTAGCGGAGGGGCATATAATACTGTAACTTTTGAAAATCCATACATGACTCCTGAATATTTAGATGCTGTGTTTGAACAAATTAATGGATTCTCTTATGTACCCTATACTTTGTCTATGAGGGGTTTGCCTTATTTGGAAGTAGCTGATGCCATATCTTTTCAGCGTGATGAAAGTTTAACGTGGTTAGATATAGAAATACCATGGGAGAATTATGACATTCCGTGGGACGGGCTGGTATCTTATAATAGCTTAATTCTATCCAGTGAACTTATTTACAGGAAAGGCTTAATGCAGAATATATCTGCTAAATCACGGTCAGAAAAAGAAAATGAATACGAGTTTACAGGCACTCTAGATAAAGAAATAAAAAGGCTTAAAAGAAATTCAGTACAAGAAAATAAGCTGTATAATGGAGTAAAAATAACCAGAAATAGTGGTATTGATGTTATTAGAAGTGATGGCAAAGTCGAAGTTAATATGTCTGCCACAGATGGATTTAGAATCATGTCTGATAGAGGACAAGGCTACTTAGAAGATGTATTATATCTTGATACTGAAGGGAACTTGAAGCTTATTTCTGAAGACATGGTAACATTTGAATCCTTAAAGACATCGGGTGCTACCATAATCAACGGAAGTAACATAACAACAGGCACGTTAGATGCCAGCCAAGTAAGTGTAATTAAGTTAAACGCATCTAACATAACAACAGGCACGTTAGATGCCAGCCAAGTAAGTGTAATTAAGTTAAACGCATCTAACATAACAACAGGCACGTTAGATGCCAGCCAAGTAAGTGTAATTAAGTTAAACGCATCTAACATAACAACAGGCACGTTGTCAGCAAGTAGGATTGATGTGCAAAATCTAAAAGTCAAGCATTTAGATGGAGCAGACGGTACGTTTAGTGGGGAATTGAAGGCAGCAAGCGGCACATTTAGTGGTACACTATCTAGTGTAATTATTCAAAACGATGATATTAGAATTAGTAATTCGACTATTAATTTTATTAATTCGTCTGGTGCGATAAAACGTGGTGGCGTCGGCGATGGATTAGATAATGTCCTATCGTTTACCAGCCAAGGAATAATTATCGGAGCATATTCAGGGAGTTATGTAAATGAATTATCGATTTTAACACGATATATTAACATAGGTAGTAGCTATGGGGGTAGTGATTATAACCAAATCAAATTCACGGGACGCATAGGTTTTTTTGGCACTAGCCCACAGTATCAAAAAGACGTATATTATGCTGCGAATGATACTAATGCAGAATTAAGAACTAGGCTAAATACTCTTATACAAAGACTTGGGGAGTATGGATTGATCTATCCTAGAAACTAGGGGGTGAGAACGTATGGAAAATCAGAAAACTATAGAAATAAAGTTAAATGATACTGAATACAATAACTTGATGATATTTATGCAAAGGGTTAATTTAAAAGGTGGAGAAGTTCCTGCTTTTGTAGCTATTATGAATAAATTGGAGGGAGCAATAGATGGCAAACAAGTATTGCAACCTGAAAGGGTATAATAAAGTATCAGATGAATATAGCTTGATAACTACAGGGTTTGATGGTGTAGATACAGATGTAAAAGCACTTCAAACTGAAGTTGGTGAAATAGTAAAAGGAGATGCAAATGCTGAAGTCGGTCAAGCTCATATATCAGATGCTAAAAGTAAAGTATTCCCAACAATAAAAGATAGATTTGAAGAGATTGAAGAAGATGTATCAGTAAATGTGTTAAATACTACTCTTGCCTTATCCACAGCCGACAGCATCAAATCCGTCACGGCAAATGTGGGGAGCGTGCCAAAGGTGAAGATTGTTGCGCCGGATATAAGACAGAACTTATTGCCTGATGGTGGCGAAGATATAAGCAAATGGCAGATAAAAACCGCTATTGAAGATACGGCTCAAAAAATGTTTGGTTCAAAATCGTTTAAATGTTTTACAAGTGCTAGTAATCCAGCTTATGTAGCATCGGACATATCAGATAGTGGCACAAATTATTATTTTGCTTCCATGTATGTTTATGTTCTTATCAATGACGCCGCCAATATTTCTATTAGCATATCAAGTAAGGGCGCATGGGCACCACCTAATTACGGTACTAAGTCGGCAGATAAGAACAAGCTCAATGTATGGCAACGTATCGGATTCAAATTTTCAACAACTGATGGATTTAGAATTTTATATGGTAGAAGTGGTGCTGGTTTAACCGAAGCCTATATAGATGGGCTAATAGTGGAAAGAATATCGCAAGAGGACTATAACAGCAAAACAGAAGAACAATTACTATTAAAGCTTCCGTTCATTAACAGTGTTCAACCTTTGCTGAATCCTTGTTTGACGGTTCGTGGGAAGAATCTGTTAGATAAGAGCGAAGTTACTAAAGGTAAATTTATAGTTTTAGCAGATGGCACAATATCTACAAATGCATTATACGGATATGTTTTCATAAAAATAGAGTCCAATAAGCAATATAAGCTAAACAAATTTTTATCATCTAATACAGCATGGTTTGCTACAAAAGGCAATACTGCTTATATTAGTAGATTCAGTGATACAAATATTGCCCCTTCAAATGCTAAATATTTAGGAATAACGTTATTATTAACAGATTTAGATACAGCACAACTCGAAGAAGGCACTGTCGCAACGTCACATGAAACCCCGTGGGAAAAACAACGTATATATCCCTGCACACTTGGCAAAGTCAGCACATATGCAGACGAGCTGACCGACGACGGCATAAAAGCTGTAAAGACGTGGAGGGTAAAGAAGTATGTGCTACAGGCAAGTAATATATCTTCTTTGAATACTGGAGAAGCAAATGTTGACTATGTTTTGCTTACCTCAGAATTTTTCAAAAAAATAGGTGGAAATATTGCTCTCCCTACTGAGTCGAAAGCAATTGTAGGTGATTATATAGGTGTTGGTTATTCAACAGGCACTTGGAACGCTTTAACAAATCCTCATCATTTTTCTATAAGCGGAGCAGATGGCAGAATGGCCTTCATATTTCCAAAAGGCACATATGCTAACCTAGCAGCAGCCCAAGCAGCATTGACAGGAACAGAAATATGGTATGTGTTGGCTCAAGAGGAACAGGAGATTATTGAGCCTGTGGGAAGCCTGAAACTGGAGCAGGGATACAACTGCGTTGATGTGTCAACAGGAATAGCGTACGAGAGAGCTAACCCACAGTTATATAACTCAGGTGGAACAGACTACTATTTCATAAATATAGACCCTGTACCGCTAGGAAACTTGAAATACAAAAATAAAAGAATCGTGAAGGTTTATAGAGACGGCACTGATATAACTTCACTTTGTGATATAGCAACTATTAGTACAATTAATGGCAAAGAAAGAATAAGGATTAATAAGACAGACTATGACCCTAATATAAATGTAATTACAGTCCTCTATGAAGTCCTACAAGAGGACTACAACAGCCAGCAGGTGCAAGTCAAGCTGGAGTATGCCGACAATTTGAGAAGCTCGCATAATCAGCTTGTAGAGAATGTCTCAGGCATAGAAAATGAGTTGGGTGAAGAACAGTTTGCAAGGATTGTACATGAAGATATGTTGGTAACTGGCGGTAATGGTATACATGGATTAAAAATAGAAGAGGGCATATGGGCACCAACACTAATAGGCCAAACTACAGCAGGTAGCAATACGTACACTAAAAAGTATGGGAAATACTATAAAAATGGTAAACATGTTATTGCCGAATTTAAAATTACACTATCTGCTAAGGATGCAAATATGAATGGCAATGTAATCTTAAATGGACTTCCGTTTTCTCCTGCGCCTGAGTCAACTGGTGCAATTACAATTGGTTACATTGCTAATATTGTTTTTCCAACAGGCGTTACTCAATTAGCAGGAAGGCTATATCCTGGTTCATCAAATGGCTATTTCTATTTTGGCGGCAATAATACCTCAGCTATAACTTTAACAGCTGAGCATTTGACAAATACAACTGTATTAGAGGGTGTTGTTACTTATATTACAAAATAGGAGGTTTGCGATATGGAAGAAAGAGTTTATCTTGATATGCTTACTCAGAATAATGTAGATGTTAGAAAACAGAATATTGCTATTATTGATGGTAAGGAATACGCTGTTGGCGATATATATAGGAAAAACTATCAAAACACTGAAAGAGATAGGCAAGAGGTTTTAGATGAGGTGCCTGAGCCATACAGTACAGCTATATTTGCAGTATGGGGAGATACACCAACAGTAATAGAAGCAACAGAATAAGGTTTCATTAGGATAGAATGCTATCCTTTTTATATTGCAGACTTGCACACAAAAAGACAAGCTATAAGAGATAAAATCAACGAGTTAGAAACGACACAATAGAGTAAAAATGTGACGTATGGAGGTATTTAAAAATGCTTAATACAATAGAAAGGAGAAAATAATAATCAAATAAGCTAGCGAAAGCATAAGTAACATAAAAGGGGGATTGTCTATGCCAGAAACTCAATTAGCGCAGTATGGTATAGCAATATTCGCAGTAGGAGGGGCATATGCCCTACTCAAAGCAATAGTTGATGCAGGGGTTAAAATATATGAAAGAAAGAATCCACAACAAACACATACCAGATGTGCAGACAATTTAAGCACAGTCATAACAAACAACACCAAGGCTATAGCAGAAAACACTAAAAGTAACCAAGAACTTCAAACAATAATTAAAGTATTTCAAGCTGAACAGGGTAGTAAAATGGATGAAATGTTAGAAAGAGCAAGGAGGGCGATTTGATGGAATACACAGATGTGTTATTAATCCCAATCATCATAGCTATTGCTGAAATGTTAAAAAAGACAGGGTTTAACCCTAAATTCATACCTGTGGTGAATATTGTATTGGGGCTTATTGGCGGTGTAATTTACCTCTATCCTGGTGACATCAAAGCTGGTATTCTTAAAGGGTTGATAATGGGGCTTGCTGCCTCTGGATTCTACTCTGGTTACAAGAATATCAAGGAGGCACTATGATAACTTATAGAGTTTTTGTATCTGCTTCAAATCAAAAAGCTAATGTAGGTGTTGGTCAATACGGAACAGAGCAAGATAGGATGCATATTCTAGCGGATAGGGTAAAATTTTGGTTAGAGACACAAAAGGGTAAGTTTATAGTGTTCAGGAATCCTGTTGGTTGTACTCTAGCTGAAACAATAAAAATGTGCAACAACTTGGCTTGCGACATTTTCCTTGAAGAACACTCAGATGCTGGGAGGGTAGAAGATATTGCTGGAGATGGTGGGTCAGAAGGTACTACAGTATTTTATTACACCCCAGGAGGGGTAGGAGGTAAGAGCTACCAATTTGCTACTATTATATACAAACACTTAGCTCCAATATCCCCAGGCAAAGACAGAGGGGTATTACCTGATACATCTTATGGTAGGACTAATGGTTTGTATGTTATTCGTAAAGCCAAACCCCCAGCAATACTTATAGAAAACATATTTCATACAAATCATGGAGAAGTTCAGGATATGATAGCTAGTGTAGATAAATATGCTAAAGCTCAAGCCAAGGCCATATGCGAATATTTTGGAGAAAAATGGCAAGAAAGTTTGACGCCAGAACAATCCGTTATTGCTTTAGTTGATGCTATGGTAAAGAAGGGTATAGTGTCTAGCAGAGAATACTGGATAGATGTGCTTTTAGGTAAGATACCAGCCAATCCTGAGTGGCTACAGGTTGCTTTCAAACGCTCATTATCCTAAAATCCTCCTGTATAAAGAGGGCAACCCTTGTGGCTGCCCTCTCTTTTTACAATTCTCTAGTATTCATTACAATATCTACATAACTTTGTTTATTCTCTAAACTCTTTAAAATTTTCTCATCTACAGTCACTCCTTGCTTCATTTTAGCTACTAATGTGTAATATATTACAGGTCGTGTCTGTCCTGGTCTACTGAGCCTTTTTCTGGATTGTCTCCACAGCACTAAAGAATGGTGTAAGCTGTAATATATACAGTATTTAGCTCTAACTAATTCATTAAGCCCTTCTGCCCCTGAGCTTATCTGTATCACCAGCACTGTTGTGTTACCATCAACCCATCTTTGCATGGTGTCTCTGCTGCCTGATAATTCAGAGCTTTTTCTACCAAGCTCTTTAGCAATTTTTCTAGCATCTTTTATGTCTTTCTTATACTTAGCAAATACCACTACAGGTTCATTTTCTGGAATACCCTCTAAAAGCTCTTTAAATGCTTCCTGACGTGAATTATCTATTTCCGTGATAGTTACCTCACCATCATCATTAACCACAGGTAAATACCCACTATTTATTTGCTGAAGTCGTGTTAAAATAGCTAGAACGTTATTAGCTTCTACCACGCCATTTTTAAGTTCCAAGCAGCCCTCTTTTCTCATTTCTTTATAATACTTTTGAGCTTTCTGAGACATATCAAATTCTACAACAATATCCTGTACTGGCGGCAAGTCTTGGTCAATTTCTTCCATAAAAGCACACGAAAACATCAATTCTCTGAACTTATCTAAGTTTTTATAGGGGTTCTTTTTGTCTAAAATTGTGAATCCGCCAGGTATTAGAATTTGATTTGTATACTCAGCTTTGAAATTTGCAAAGTTAGTTCCAAATATAGAAGGCTCTAAAAATCTGTATTGAGCATATACATCTAATGGTGATTCAGCACTTGGAGTACCTGTTAGTATATACCTATTCTTTACCTTTTTACCCATCAAATACAAAAACTTAGATACTTTACTGCCTGGAGATTTAATTCGATGACTTTCATCGCAAATAATGCAGTCAGGCGGATTTTTTAGCAAGTAGCTTCTAAAGGGCTCACGCCATACGCTATCATAGTTCATTATGATGGCTGCCTGGCGCTTATTTTTCAACTCAGTTAGCTTTTCTTTCACCATACTGGGTCTCTTATCATAAGGCATATACCAAGCACTTAAAACTGAAATTTCGTTGCTAAAAGAGTGTTTGCTAAATTCTGTTTCCCATGTGTGTCTTTCACATATCTTCTTTGTAGTAACTATGAGGGTAACTCCAAAGCCTTTGTTAATAGTGAGGTCTATGAATACTTTAGTCTTGCCACTACCCATATCAGTATATAATGCCCCAAAATTACGGGGCATTAAATACTTCAGGGCTTTTTTCTGGTGCTTCCAGGGCTTAGTCTTAAATTTTAGTTTCATTCTCTTTATGTCCCTCACAAGCTATGACATTGTCATTACCCACACCATTACCAAAGATTATGTTGTTGCCATTACACTCAGCAGGACAATATTCACAAGTATCACAAAGATGAATTTCACCAGGGAACATGCCTTTTATCTTCTCATAACATTCGGGGCAACAATCTCTTGTTCTTTTAGCAACAGATAATTCCCCAAATACTATACTCTTGACTGAGCTAACTTCAAGGGCTATCTTGCGGGCTTCTTCCTTTGAGACTACTTTTTTACAACTATCACACATTGTTGCTTCCACTAATATTGCCTCCCTTTCTTTAATATAGTTGATGGGTCAAGTCTTACATATTCCTTGGATTCTTCAAAAAGAGTTTCAAGTTCATCTTTCTCTATCCTAAAAGGTAATTCTTCACAGTGGAATCCTGCAGCACCTTTATGTCCACCACCGCCATACTTAGCACACACTTTAGACACATCAACATCGGGCTTATTAGCATACATACTTATCCTCCAGCTCTTTCCTGTGTAGAGAAAAGCTATAAAAGCATCATAATCCCCTTCTACACTTTTGAAATAGTCACTATTACAATGCCCTAAGTTAGCAGCAAAACACTTTAACCCTCCAAGGTCTACATGAAATCCGTACTTCATAAAGCTCTTTGCCCAATTATCTCTCCAAAGCATCATAATCTCTCCTTGGTTAATATAGAAATATTCCATATTGCTTTTGTAGGGAGAATTAAAATCATTCCATTGAGGTGACTCAGGGTTAAAATCATAAGCACTAAAAGCCATTTGAAAATGTCTGGTATCATCACCATATTCAAAGTTCCATACATCATAGTCAGCTATGAGTTTTACGTACAAAGGGGCATAGTCACTATAAAAATAAGAAAAATTATTTTTCACTCCATCTTTATTGAGCATATGATATAGATAAATGTATGTTAACATACAACCAGCAACGCCATTTATCCTTATCCCAGGAATATCCCATTCAAAATCCTTGTACTTATCTATGGCTGTCTTGTGATGGTCTATCCAGATTATATCTGTAGTTATTTCTAATAGTTGCCTCATACAATCAGGGCTTATTGAGAAGTCAACAATGTACACCCTTTCTCCCTTTTTTATTTCGTGTAAAGGGAATATGTCTTCATAATTTATACCTATAAACATCTTGTCGGGACTACAATCCCAGAGGTTTACTAGATGTCCAGCACATCTTCCATCAGCATCACGATGATAAAAACACTTCATTCTATTTCCTCCTTAATCTTTTTACAATTTCTTTTAAATCTTGGGATAATTCTTTATTATCAATATTATCAGCATATACTAAAGCAGATTTTCTAGCAGCCTCATCCGTATCAAGCCTAAGTACAAAGTACACAGCTTTTGGGTCTGTAGGTTTTCCATTTGACTTGTGAATTACATACTTGCTATAAAAACCAAGTTTTTCCATTACTTATGTCCCCCTTTTGTTATTTGTCCATCTTCATGTATATACCAACCAGTAAATCCTGTATTGTAACAACCCTTATGCTTAATTAAGTTCTTAACTTCATCTAAGCTCCAAACTACCACACAAATAGCTCCTGCTTTTGCCCACTTCTTTAAGTTCATAAGTTGTAGCTTTGTAGGCTCGTTGCCGTGGTCTGGTGTCTTAACTTCTATTCTGTATAATTGTCCTTCAAGACAAGCATTGATATCAGGTCTGCCGCTTTGAAAGGCATTTCCATGAACTTTTTCAGCAATACACCCTTTTAGTCCATTCAAATAACCAAGTATACTGGAAACAATAGCACTTTCTAGGGGCATATTTTACACATCTTTGTCTGATAGTGTATATGTACAGCTTTGTCATCAAGATACACATCAGCATATACTTTGCGGGCATCCCACCCTCTTGCTTTAACCTCTGCTATATTATCATTTACTGCATCAAATACTAACCCACACTCTTTGCACTTATCGACAGCCTCATCCAAGTAAGCTCTGCCCCCATCTTCATTGGTTCTACAAGTCCATAATATGAGCTTAGCTCCCTTTTTCTGGTCTCTCTTAAGGGAATCAATGAATTCTGTATTGATTGATGACCCAATTTCAGGAAATTCATCATTCCACAAAGTTCCATCAGCATCTACAGCTATTATATAGGGTAATGTTGAAAAATCTGTATTTTTATTCAAGCTCATTCATCTCCTTTTCCATGTGAAGGGTATACCAAACCCTCAACCAACCTTGATTATCTGTGGTACTCTCAATGTATAATTCAGGATATCTATCCTTGTAAAGATTCTTTATTCTTGATTTTAAGCTCTCTAAATCTTCCCAAGTATCTAATTTTTTGATTTTAAAATCCTCTTGAGCCCACTTCAGTATCCATTTTGTAGGATTCATATGGTTAAAAGTAGCATCAAATTCTTGTTTAAGTTCAGCAGGAACATAACAAAAGTGACTCCAAGATGTGTTGCCTTCTCTATTTACTTTTATCTGTATCTTTTGCCATTCCATTCTTTACATCATCCCTTTCGTACAAATGTAATGAACCTGCTATATGAGTATATTCTCCAACTTCTACCCCCAATTCCATAGCCATTTTTATTTGTAAGCAAGTAAAAGTAAACACATCATACGGGAATCCAAGCCATATATCATTACTTCTCATATAAGTTGTGGCATATAACCTTTTGTCCCTGATGCTATACTGTAGAGCAACTGTACATGGCGTGTCTTTAGTTGGCTCATTGCTTGCATCTTTTATGTGAATCACTGCTTGTCTGCTTAGAGGGTCATCTGTTAGTAGTTTTTTTACATGCTCCCATTGGTCAAACCCAAATTTATTAAATATTCTGTATCCATAAGCTGAATTGAGGGTTTCGCCATCATCACTGATATTCTCCCAAAATTTACTATAAGGTTTTATGTCTTTAAGCTTATTGCTACCTGATAAGTACCATAAGAGTTCCCCCACAGCATATTTTAGGGGCATATTTCTAATTTCAGAGGTAAGTATATTGTCTCTTGGGTTTGTTATTACTGTAACAGCATTCAGCACTTCTCCTACAACATTTCCTGCTCTTGATGGTTGTATGAACCCTTTTTTAGATTGTCGGGTTAATTCTTCATACCAAACCCCCCAAGCCTCATTAATACCCGGGCACTGTATAGATACATTAGCTAGGGGTATACTAACATCTTTATTTGTCACTATATTTCCCCTCCTGTCCACCACAATATCGGGTTTGTTAAACTTTTTTCAAACACTTCAGTGAATTTTTGGCATATTTCTGACACTGGTGTGTCGGTTTGTTCCCCTCTGTTTTTCAGTCGTTCCCTTATTTCTGGTACAGGAGCTATAACGTGTACAACTTTAGCGTTTGAAGCTAATATCTCTATTTCCAGTCTGGTCAAGTCTCTGGGGGTGAGTTTTCTTTCTTCTGGCTTCTGATACACAAACTGTCCATAGCAGAATCTATCCGCAATCACATTCCTGTTTTCACTTGCTTCGATTATACCTGAAAAGAATTCATAGTCATTTGGAGTTTCCCTTGTACAGTGTACAATTTCAGCATTCAACAACTTAGCTAACTGAGCAGCTATTGTGCTTTTACCAACACCATCGCAACCTTCTAATATAATTAACATTATCTTCTACCTCCGCTATATTTTTCACAAGTCTTTATGAAATTAATCAACATCTTCTCTCTTGGACATTTAGAAGTATCTATTTTTATTGAAGTAAACCCCTTGTCTTGAAAGTATTGCACATTTCTGTTTACAGTATTCCATTTGCTTTCTATTTGTTTGACATTAACAGGCTTAAACCCATTTCTGTGTTGAACTCTTTCCAAACAAATATCTAAAGGTGGTATAAAATTCATTATGATTATCTTTCTTTGGGTTATAATCTCACGTTCCATTAAGCTTTCTGCTCTTTTGAACCAATTTACATAGGTTGACTTTATAGTTGATGCGATTATACCCTCCATGAGTATATCATACTCTGGAAAATTCTTCAACACATAATTCAGGGCTTTTTTGGTTTCATCGTTGTTCTTATAGGTGTCCAATCCTCCTGTGTTGTTGAAGTAAGTTCCAAGGGCTACCCACAAATATGACGGAAATACTGTTATATAAGGGGCTTTACCATCTTCGCCAAGTCCTATCACCCGATACATTTTGTCCCTTTCCAGCATTGACTTGGGTATGGTACTCTTTCCAGCACCATTAGTACCTCTGATATTTACCAATAGCCTACTCAAAGCGTTTACCCCCAGACTCAACAAATATTTTGTGTCGTTCTTTTCTTATACCTCTCCAACCATTTAATTCTCCAAGCAAGGAATTGTCTATACATGCTGCTCTAGCTTTCCACAACTCCTGCAACAGCTTTTTTTGTTGCCCTGTAAAGAATGCCCTTGAATTTAAAAACTCTTCTTGTTGTCTATCTACATAATACCCGTAATATCTGGATTGTTTGAATAATTTACGGAATGCACAAAGAGCTGTTTCTAACTCACTATCTGTTACTTTTGCTTGTTTATTTATTTCACTCTTTAACTTGTCAAATGCTGTGTCTAGCTCATCCTTTGCTGAAATATCGTATTTTCCTGTCTTATGGTGTAATTCAGCCCAATCTTCTTTCCCTATTGCGTGGCACAACCCTTCTCCAGCTGTAGCCCAGTCATTCCAATTTTTTGGGTTAATCAACACTTCTACATCAAACAAAGCTTGAATACAATCTATATAGATAAAAGCTGTGAATCTACCGCAATATTTTAGTAAAGTCATCATCTTAAATAATTCATCTTGTCTGCCATTTTGTATGACTTCTAGCACTTTCTCATGGTTTTTTCCAATCTTAGTTCTGTAATCGGCTATTATTGGCACAAACCAATGCATGTTCTTAACATATTTTCTATCTGACTGAAATATTAACAAGTCCCTGTGTTCTGACCAAAATCTTGTGAGTGCTACAAGCTTTAAGTTTGATAAGTCGGGTAACATGTTAAATATAAACCAAGTTGTAGAAGCACAATAGCAAGTTGAATACAGCAGAGCTATCCAAGCTCTTTGTTTTGAGTCAAGATTGTGTTTATTTGCTAAGAATTTCAATACTCTGATATTAGGGTCAGACTCACCTGATTTCACTGCTTTAGTACAAAACTCCACACATTTATTCCACAAAATTATCACCCCTATTTATAAGAATAAGGGCTTATGCCCCTATTCTTCATCCCAATCATCGTCATCATCTTCATCATCATCTTCATCTTCTGGCTCAGGCTTCTTCTTTTTCTTCTTGTTGTCTGCTTTTCTCTTGTCTTTTTTCTTGTCTTTTTTCTTCTTGTCTTCTTCTTCTTCATCGTCATCATCATCTTCATCATCATCAGATTCTGACTTTTGAGTAAGACTCTTGAATCCATCAATCTTAGCTCTTGTTTGACCGTTGTATTCCTCATGGAGAACATTTATTATACAGGTTTTGCCAACAAGCTTGTCTAAATCAATTACGATTTTACCATCAGCCTTCATACCAACAGCTTCCAAGTAGCCTTTTAATTTCCAGAGGGCTTTTTCAGTGAGTACAAAGTTGTCAAAAACTCTTGCTCCTGTGCTACTTCCCTTTATTACCTCAAATACTGCTGCTAACATGTCTGAGCCATTTTGACTCTCTTTTTCTTCAATCTCTTTGAGAACTGCTATGTGTTCTCCCTCTGCACATTTTACATAGCTCTCTACTCCTGTCATGTTTACTTTTAATTTCCTTGCCATTCTATTTTTCCTCCAATAAATTCATTATTTTATCATAAGTTGGGTTATATACCAACTTTGGTAACTTTATATTTGCAGGCTTTTGTGTTTTAACCCAATAATAAGGGTTTGAGGCTAAGTGTACTGCATACCTATAGAGTGTTTTTCCATTATCATTTTGCTTCTCAAGTATTGTGGTGTGTATACCATAATTTGCCATAGCTTCCAAGTAAGTTCTAGCCCCTTTTGTTACACTGGGTCTTATATCAGGAGTAATTTCATCCTCCATACCCTCAAAGGCATCAGCCCCTTCGTGACATGTTAAAACAACTATCTTTTTCAAAGCCAATATGTGGGCTAACTTGATTATTTCTTCAGTGTCTGATTTTAAGTCCCCCCACATTTGTTGGGTCATCCTTTTCTTTTTTTGTATAGCATTGGCATCTATCCATTCATTTGTAAATAGAGAAAAAGTGTCACAAGCTACTGTAGCATATTTCTTGTCAAGTCTGGCTTCTTGGAGTAGTCCCTTGAGGTGAGATGAGTCTTTCACTCTTATGGCTTTTACATCTTCAGCATCTATTATTGTGTTACTTCCATCATCCCCTATTTGTAAATAAAGGAGGGGTTTGGGGAAGGTTGAAAGCACTTTAGTCTTGCCGCTCCCAGACTTTCCATATATAACCCATAGGTTTCTTTGGCCAAGGTCTTTTATGTCTACAGCTTCATCTAGTAATCCCATTAATTCAGATGCCCTTTCTTTACAGGTGCTTCTGCTTCCTCAACAATTTCACTCATCTGGGATAAAGCATCTTTCAATATCTTACTAAATCCGCCACTTTTCTCTATACATGTGTCTATGATATCTCTTTTGTTTCTATCTAATGATTTAACAAGAGCAGCAACTATAGACCCATTAAATACGCCAGATATAACACTATTTGTGCCTATTCTATCCTCATCAGTTGACTTTTCAACAAGAGACATCACCAGCGTTGTCCCTTCATACACAATTGGCTCTCTGCCTTCCTCTTCAATAGTCACTTTAATTGTTGGCATTTTGTTCATTTTTTATCCTCCTTAATAATATAGTCTGTTTTTAGCACATATTCTACATCAGCACCAGTAAACTCTGCATAGCATATTGGTCTGTAATTACACCAAGAGCATGACCTGCTGATGTTTTTGACTTTATTTGAGTCCCCTCTTTTGAATATGTCTTTAGTTATTGTCTTAAAATCTTCCCAGACAGATTCTACCATAACAGGCAAAATTTCCATAGTACATCTAAAGAAAAAATTTGATATATTTTGTGAATAATGGTTAGCCTTGCTTAAAACAGCTTCATCGGTTATTCCTCTCTCTTTACAAGCTCTTAGCCAACTATACGGGGTAATATTCTGATTAGCTGCTTCACTAAATCTTTTAGATTTTTCCAACCATACAGGTCTGTCAGCAGGTTTACTTTTTATGTAATCCCATATAACTCTTTGCAGTTTGTCTCCTGTCTCTAATTCCCAAGCTTTAGAATACAGACAAACTTGCATATTCATGGCTAGTGTGCCCATGTCAGGAGCTGTCGAAAAGGTTTTATGCTCGCCCATAATTAAGTCTTTGTATACCTCATCTATTATACCATGGAAGTATATGGGCTCACCTTTAATCGTGCCAATTTGACACAAGAACTCATGCTCTGTCTCTACAGGCTTATCACTTCCTTTCCAAACTTTCCTATAATCGTTGAATACAGTTTTTAAGTCATCGATATAATTGTCTCCAAGCTCTTCCTGAAATTTAGATGGCATATCGTAGTAGGTGTTCTCTATGCCCTTCAAAGCTTCTGACAGCTCGTACTTATTTTTTCTAAATTCAAGAAGCTTGTGAAAATCTGAACCAAATTGTAAAGGTCTTTTGGGCTTCTTAGGTCGCAATCTCTTTTTGTAATAAAGATAGTGTCCATAGGGACAACTGAGATATGAATTGACTTGAGAGTTGCTAACTTTCTTGATACACTTCTCACACAGCATGATGTCTTCATCTACTTTAGTGTATATAATCAATGTGTTTTTAGGCTTATCTTGTTTGCTGTTAATTATATGTATATAGCCCTCACTGCCGCAACTCTTACATTTAGACAGTATAAGCACCCCCCTTATATGTATCTATCACAAAGGCAGAATCTTTTCCCGACTACTGCCATCACGGGTACAACCACAGTATTCGCACGGACTTGTGACCGTTGCCAGTGCATTAATCGGGGGGTTACACCCCGACCACTCTGCTATATTTCTTCAAAATCATCTTCATCATCTTCATCATCGTCATACTCTGGTTCAGGCTTCTTCTTTTTCTTATCAGCCTTTTTATCAACCTTTTTGTCTTCTTTTTTCTTCTTGGTGTCTTTGATTTCTTCTTCCTCTTCATCGGTTACATCTTCAATCTCAGCACCCTTTTTGCCAGCCTTTTTATTGTCCTTCTTCACGGGCTTTTTTCTTTCCTTATTCTCTGGAGCATCTTCCAGTGTCATGATGCTATTAGCATACTTTTCATTCTTAGCATTAGTTTGAACTCCAGTCTTTTTGCTGAACACCATTTCGCTGCCATCTTTCTTCTCACACTTGATTTCTGTTTTGCTTACTGCTGTAACCTCTACATCTGTTAACCTGATTCCTGTAAAACCTATTAGAGCTACTTTCTCACCTTTTTTTACTTCTGCTAGTGACATTCTAACATCCTCCTAAAATTTTATTTTTTATTTTTGTTAATCCTACAGTTTCGTGTAGGTATTAACCTCATGACTCTATTATAATCGTTTATCTTTTAAAAGTAAAGACTTATTTTTATTAAATTCGATAATTTTTCTTTTTATTCGACTTTATTTGCTACCCCAAGCTCCGACACCGACATCAGCAACTAAAGGTACTTTGAAGTCAACGTCAAATATATCCATTATCTTAGGTCTAGCCATAATTCGTTGTATTTCGACTTTTGCATCTTCAACATATTCATCAGCGACATCAGCAAGCATGGAATCGTGCACAGTTCCTACTAAAAACCCATTCATCTCTTTTCTCAGCAGCTTGTCTACTTCTACCGATGCTGATATCAATAGGTCTGACCCTGTTGATTGTACGGGTGTGTTTATACCCTTTCTGACTGCTGAGCTGCGTTCCCACCTGTCGCTGCTGTATATATCGGGTAAAGCCCTAAATCTTCCAAACCTGTTAGCTACACCTCCCAAAGCTTCAACAATCTCTTCCACTTCTTGATGCCACGACAACAATCGTGAATACTTTTGGAAGAATAGTTGTCTGAATCTTTCTGCTTCTTGCCTGCTTAAAACAACATTGTAGTTATCAAAAGCATAATTTACAAATCCTGGTGCCATCATACCATATATAAAACCAAAGTTCACAGCTTTTGCTTTTGTTCTCATATCTTTAGTAACTTTATCCTCAAGCACTCCAGATACAGCAGCAGCTGTTGTAGTGTGTATGTCTCCCCCTTCTCTGTATATTTTTAGCATAGTGAGCTCATTTGCATAATCTGCTGCTATCCTTAATTCAAGTTGTGAATAGTCAGCTTCTATAAGACTTCTACCCTCTTTGGCTGTAAACAAATTTCTCAATTCAGGATTGCGGGGGACTTGTTGTAAGTTTGGGTCTGAACAGCTTGTCCTTCCTGTCCTCACGTTTGTTATACCAAAACTTGGGTGAATTCTCCCGTCATAAGCAGCATAATCTCCCCACTTGTTGAGAAATTTTGTGTTAGCCCCATAATAAAATTTATAGTCAGCAAGTTGTTGTGAAAGTTCAAAGCCCTTAGCACACAATCTCTTTAAGACTTTAGCATCAGCAGAGGGTTTACCTGTTTTCTGAGATAATTTTATTGTGGGCAATCCTGCTTTATCAAACAACACATCTGATACTTGTTGAGGACTATTCCAATTTATATCGTATTGGTCTTTTAAAACTTTTAACTTTTCTTCTTGCTTCTTCTTGTATAGCTTCTTGACTTTTGACAACTTATTAAGGTCAATGTAAATTCCAGATTTTTCTATTCTCCTGTACATTAGGTAGGCAGGTCTCAAAATCTTATGGTAGTGCTTCCACTGTAGTTCACTCATACTTTCATAAAAGAAACAAAACAATTCCCACGGGTATCTCAAATCACAACCTAAATACTTTTCAACTACAGGATTGTTGGGCTTTTTCTTTTCTTTCATTGGTATATCCCAACTTGACACTCCTAAATACTTTTCCGCCATGTCATCAAGAGCATGAGATGTTGCTAATTCATAAGCTGTGCCCATCAACATAACATCATGATGTATGGGTAACTTTATACCGTATTTGTGTTCTAAGAACAAAGTGTCAAACTTTCCATTCTGCCAGATGAGTTTTATCTTGTTCTTTTTGAGCTTATCCACTATTTTTAACAACTTATCTAAATCTTTATCTTGATACATATTACATATAATTGTTTTTCCAAGAGGGCTACCAATATCTTCAGCAAGCCCTATACCCACATAATTTATATCATCTTTATATCTATTTAAGCCTGTAGATTCAATATCTATTGTAGCATAATTGTATTTACTCACAGTCCCCATCCACCCCCTTCTTTGCTGTGATTATCACAAGTGTCAAAATATCCAACTGTTCTCCCATTGCAAGTCCCGTAATTCTTATTGGCGTGTCCTGTGGTGTTGAACTTAGTACAATTTCCACATATACCAAAGCTAAAAGCACCTTTTATAGCAAAAGTGTCTTCTAGTCTTTGTAAACACACAAGAGCATCTTTATACTTCATCTTTGTCTCTCCGCTGGTGTCTTTTTCTACTATCAGCCCAGACTTGGGATTCTCATCAATCAACTTCTGTAGGGCTTTCTTAGAGCACAACAAAAACATCTCAAGTTCATTCTTTTTATAGCCCTTCATAAGGTCATCTCCTCATCTTGTGTAGTAAACAGTGGTCTGTGGGTATACGCCACCCAGTATAGTTTTGAGGGTAACACATAGCTTTGTCCCCTCTGTCGTTAAACTTTATAAATTCGCAAGTCTTGCATGTGTTGACTATAGCTTTTTCTTCATTTTGTATAGACTCTATTAAATTAGATAGCTTATTCGCCAACTCAGTGTATTTTAACACCACTTTTTTGCCCTTAATTTTAATTTTTATATCTCCCGTGGGACTTTCTTCAGCCACCTTATTTAAAATTAAACTAGCACATTTTAAAATGGTCTTATCGTCCAAGATTATAAACCTCCTTTCTCATATACAAGTATTCCCGACTTATTATATTCTTGTATAGCCTTTAATAGTGTTCTTCTATCGCTGTAACGCTGTTTCACCATCTCTATAACATCCCCTTTTTGCAGGGCTACTATAGTATTCATACCGCAGGATTCTTTTGCTGTTTTTATGCAATTCAGAGCTACTTTTTTATCAACCTCATAAGTCTTGTTGTTTATGATTAAAATCATCTCTTTGCTCCTCTCAATTTAATACCCCTCCAACAGGCTTCTCTGCTTTTAGGGTGTCTAGCTTCTGTAAAGCCCTGACCTCTCATGTGTCGTAAAAATATATGTTTTTTATGAGGCTCTCTGCCTGTCTCTATACAAAAAGCAGCATAGGCTTCATATAAAGCTCTTTTAGTTACCCATTTTTTTACTCCTAACTCACATTTTTGTTGTGTGAAGGCATGTATGCTGTCGCTATCTTGCCTCAAACTTTCCACCAATCGGTCACTTGTTTCTGTTCTTGATATTTCTGATATAGGAAGTCTATCCAGCAGATGGGGTATTACTTCAGCTATACTCTCATCAGAACACAGTTTGTCCACATATTCATTGTTTAGAAACAGTTCCTTGTTCATGTATAATATTCTCATTCTTTTGTAAAAAGCATTAGACTTTTCTTCCAGTTGAAGCGGCATCTGGTTGAATGAAAACAACAATTTAGCAAAAGGCACAAAGAAAAATGGTTCTTTACCCTTCTTCTCGTGCATTATCATGTCGCCACCAGTAATTTTCTTCAAGTTCTCTATACTAGACAGCGGCAAAGACTTGTTGTCAGCACAAGAATTCAGCAATTTATTGTACAACTGAGCAGGATAAAATCTCATATTAAGTTCATGCATAGACAGGGCTGAGGTATTTTCTTTACCCACAAGAGATTCAAAAAATCTTATTAACACAGACTTTCCTGTATTAGATTGTCCCTGAAGCACCATAAAGGTCTTGAGCCCAAAATCTAATGTTAAGCAATAAGCAGCGTATTCTATAATCATGTCTAAATCTTCATCACTCAGCTCAACTTCATTCTTTAGAAATTTGTACAACAGGGTACTCTCCCAAGACTTTTTGGATTTTTTAACTTCGTGCGGTATTTGCAGTGTTTGTAGGTATTTACTGTCGTGGGGTAAAAGTTTAGATTGTTGTATATCCCACACACCGTTCTTGAAGTTGATTAGATTCTTGTCTCTATTTAAGTCTGTGGATGCTCTTTGTATTCTTGTGTCGTCTATCAGCAACCTGTAACATTCCATTATTCTGGATTGAGTTATGAGATTATCAGCTGATATCATCTCTTTTATTGAATTTCTCACATAAGAGCTTGCTTCCACATATACCCCATCTTTATATTGATAGCAATCACCGCCTATTACAAACACGTCACCCTTGTTTACAAAGTAATCGCATATAGCTCTGTTATTCACCATAGAGGGGTTGCCTTTATCATTATATATCAAGTACGGATTCTCACCCTGTGGTCTTGCTTCATATTTCTTGGTATTAACTACAATCTTTTCAAGTTCCTCAGTATCCATAGGTTGAGCAAATATTGTTGTGTTTATCACTTCTGCTATTGTCTCTATTTGAGATTCAGAAGCCCCTCTGTGCTTATAAGCCATCAAGTGTCCAAATAGAGTAGAATTTCTGCCGTCACCCTCTTTTAACCCCAGCAAGCTTTCTTTTCTATTCGGGATGGGTGTAAATTCTAATGGCAAGTCCATTATTCCCCTACTTTTGTTAAAACTTCTGCCATCTACCCCAAAGGGTAAAAGGACATAACCTTTATTAGCACACCTGAAGTCACACTTCAGTCCAAAGGGGGTAACCATTCCAATTTTTTGCGGGTAATCTTTGTCTGTCTTAAAGTATAGATGTATTCCTTTTGGTGTCTTACACATCAGGGTTTTTAGTCTTAATTTCTTTATTACTTGTAGAGCTTGTTCTTTTCCTTCATCTATATCTACAATTATGTATCCTGACCTAACCCACCAACCAATTGTGCCTCCAGAGAATAGATGGTGCTCAGCTGTAGCTAAATTGACTATAGCAGGGTCAACTCTTTCTTTGCCTTGACATCTAACATAACTATCCTGCCCCACCAAAGAATTAAATTCACGCAAATTCAACAGTCAATCACCTCAGTTCTCTGTCTATTGTTGTTTGATACATATTATCAGATTCTTTGAGCCACCTTTCCAATCTCCTTAATTTTTTATCCATCACAACCTCTATTTCATCATCGTATATCAAGTACAGGTTTTTGAGTTGAGCTAACGTCAGAACCACAACAGCTGTTTTTTCTATGACCTTAGTTTTCATGTTCTCCAAAGCTGTGGAATGGTCGGGATATCTTGGGTACTTTGTAAGCAAGCAGGCTAAATCACAAAGCTCTTTTATAGGGTTAAAAGCACAATTCTTGTACCTCTCATAAAAAGGGTTGTGGTGTCCTGAGTCTATACCAAACATAATATATATGTGGTGTAAGCACACAGTAACATCAGCAATCTCCTCAACTATATCCAGCCTGTCTTTATGGGTACGGGACAGCACGCTTGCTAATTCGCAACATTCTTCAGCACATACCATCATTTGATTGGGATAACCATAGGTGTCTTGAGCTTTTGTGAGTATTTTCAGCATATCATATTGTATCATTTTTATTTCTACCTCTCTTCTTCTTTTTAGCAATTTGAGCCCTCTTGTGCTTTATCCAACAGGAATAACTGCAGTAGTAAAGGGTTTTAGCTGAATCTCTTGTAAATATCATAATCTTATAGGCATATAAATTTGGACTTTGCATTAGAAATACCTTGTTGCATTCTGGGCAAGTCTTTTCAAACCTGCTCAAATAGGATGATGTAATCTTCACACAGTCCTCTTTTATCATACGATTGTATCATCTTCTTTATAGCCTATATAGTGTGTAACATCAATATCAGCGTTCTCAAGTATTTTTTCTGTTTCTTTAC